GATATAGCTAAAGACCTTGAGAAATACTTGGACCCAAAAGCTAAAAAAGACTGGGCGTGGAAAAAGGTGTATCCTGGAACCTCTGCCAAAGTAGACTACTCAGCCCAAAGGCTAGCAAGAACGCTATCTCAACACGCTTATCAACTGAGCTTGATGACTACCGTAAAGCATAACCCTTTTGTATCGGGTATAGTATGGCACAGCAGCAATAGCCTGAGAACTTGTGAGATATGTGCTGAAAGGGACGAGACGGTTTTTGATAAAACTGACTTACCTCTTGATCACCCTAACGGTATGTGTTATTTTACTGCTGAGATCCCACCGCTTGACCAAGTAAGCGATAGAATAGCTGATTGGGCAAACGGTAAGTCGGATAAAGCCCTTGACAGCTATGCTTTGAATAGTTTAGGCGGTAAAGTAATAAAGAAAACTACGGGTTCTGTAGTAAAAGAGGTTGTAAAAGCAAAAGTAGAGATGAAGTATTGGGATAAAACGGTTGGTGCGTTTAAAAAAGCCAACTACAGTAAAGACGAACTCTTGAATTTAAACAAAAGCGGACAACTTCAATTTATAGAGAGTCACACAAAGAACGCTAAAAAGTTCGCAGGTTCAAGTGTTGACGAAGTCAAAAACGAAGCAGGTAAATTGTTTGATAATTTAGCAGCTAAAAGTAAGTTTGGGGATGAGCTTGATATAGGCTTTGGGACCACTGCTAAAAAAGCAAGTAAGCTTGCAGATGAAGCCGATAAGGGGTTTGTCTCCCCTGCTAAGGTAACTATTGAACCAAAACCTCCTGTAAAAGTAAAGCCTTTTAATAAAGTAGATGCGCAAAACGCTATATACGATATTAATGAGATGAAAGCCCTTGATTATGCCTTAGAGCATGGGTTTAAACAGGGAAATAATACCTATGCTGCTACTATGAAAGAAGCAAAAGATTTCCTTACTGATTTAATTAAAAATAACGGCAAACCTCTTGATGTAGCTAAAAGTAAAGGATTTGCCGCCACAGGTAAGATAAACATTGAACCAAAACTTCCTCTAGGAGGGAAGCCTTTTAATAAGGTGGATGCGGCAGGGGCATTATATAACCCTAATGAAAGCGTAGCCTTTAATTATGCTTTGAAACACGGCTTTAAACCAACAGGCGGTGGGCACGATGCTACTATGAAAGAAGCAAAAGAGTTCCTTAATGGCTTACTATTCCCTAATAGTGCAAAAGCAAAAGCAGTGAAGCCCGTTATTATAGAAGCACCAAGAAACCCTGCCTTAGAAGCAGCAAACGCAAAATGGGATGAGATGCTAATGGCTCAAGACTGGTTAACTCAAAACAAATACGCAAAAGTGGGAGAGGTCTTTGATAAGGTTGGCTCCTCTGTTCCATCTTCTTGGAAATACGTTGACGACTATATGCCTAATTTTAATAAATGGCATAAAAACCTTACTTCTGAGCAATATGACGGGATACACGCTTATACAAGCGGTGGATATACTAAAATGAACAAAAAGCTTAGAGGAATAAGTAAGGGCAACGATAGCACGACAAATAAGCACATAGAAGAGACAAGAGAAGCTTTATCAAAGTACAAGTTAGAGCAAGACACCCTGTTAAGACGTGGTTCTGATACCGAATCTTTACACGGTCTGTTGGGAATATCCGAGGAGCAATTTGACAAAGCTGATTTATCTAGCTTCATAGGTAAAGTGGCTGAAGACAAAGGTTTCATGTCAGCTAGTCCAATAACAAAAGGCGGTTTTGCATCTGATGGAGTTGAATATAGAATACTTGCTCCTAAGGGTACGCAAGGTGGCTATGTTGCCCCTATCAGCAGTTTTCAGAACGAACAAGAAATACTCTTAAACGCTGGCACTAGATTCCTCGTGAAAGACATAGTTCCAAGCGAGAAGTATGGTTTACGTGTTTATTTGGAGGTATTAGTAGAATAATTAAACTTATTTAAAATATATCTTGACTTTATCACCAGAGGAGAATATAATAGCATTGAAGGGACTATTCCCTGAAAAGAGGAGTTTGTTATGAATAAAAATACAAAAAACCCCGACAAATATTTTAACTGGGGGGCTGAGTCGGGAGCACCCACAAGTGTAGGTAATACCACCCTTGTATGTAAGGATTGTATTCATAAAATTGAAGTTAACACGTCACAATGTGAAGTATACGTTGACAGAAAACCTGTAGCTGTGTTGTACGGAAAGGATTGTGACTTGTATGAGAAGGAATAGAATCAAAGGAGCCATATACGGGTTTGCCATAGGCGACGCAATGGGGGCTACTACTGAATTCATGGAAAAGAACGAGGTTCACCAGAAATACGACAAGGTCACCGATATTATAGGCGGTGGTTGGTTGAGTTTAGAAGCAGGGGAAGTTACAGACGATACTCAAATGACTTTGTGCGTAGCTGAAGCGTGTTTTGAAAATAATTTTGAGGAAGCCTGCTGTAAGAACTTTTTAGAGTGGTACCAAACTGACCCTAAAGATGTTGGAGCTGCTTGTAAGTCTGTGATTGCTGCTATGAACGTAGAAAAGGTTGTAGACCCTTTGGAGTGGCGTAAAACTAGTCTAGGGTTACAAGCAAATCGGGGTTCTTCCTACGGTAACGGTTCATTGATGCGTTGCTTAGTGCCTTGCCTTTTAGGAGATAGGGAAAAAGCAATTAATCAAGGTAAGTTGACTCATTTCAATGAGTTATGTTCTGAACTTATAACTGATTACTACCACGGAATTCAGAGAGCCTTAGAGGGACAGAAAATAGGAGGTAAGTTTAGCCATAAGCCCCCAACGGGACACGTATCTAACACGTTTAACAACGTAGGATATTGGTTCCAAAATTCTAATACATTTAGAGAAGCTATTGAAAATGCCGTCAATGACGGTGGGGACGCAGACACAATCGCTGCTATTTTAGGGGGTTTGGCTGGAGCTTATTGCGGGTTTGAAGAAATACCGCCTGAGTGGGTCAAACAATTATCCCCAAGCGTGAGAGAGCAACTTGATTGGGTTGTGGAAAGAATTGTGAAGGAGAGTAACAATGTTGGAAGTTAAATGCGACAAATGCGGGGCTGATTTTGAGTTAGATGTAACCGACTTAATTGAAGCCACTGACGTAATTGACGGGGTAAAACTTACTGCTACCTATTTTACTTGTAGGGAATGTAAAGAAACCTATCTAGTACAACTAGATGATGAGCAAAGCCTTAAAAAGCTTGAAGAGGAAAAACGTTTGAGAAAACGACACAGGTTTTTAGCAAAAAACAATAAAGTAATGCATCAAAAGCAAACTAACAAAATGAACCAGCTCATCAAAGAGCTTATTCATACCAGAACCTTGTTAAAAGACAAGTACTGGGCGTCGTTTGACCTGAATATCGACGGTAAAAAACCTCAGGAATTGAATTAGTAACTGACCAAGCAGAACTTGGATAGCTATGAGACTGACCAAGCAGCTAAAACTTGGAGGAGGTAAAACGATGAAAGTATTTGGGATGGAAAGATTTAAGAACTTGATGAAAATGGCTGCCGATGATGGCGGTAGTGGTTCTGGCGGTGCTGATGACAAAGCTGATAACAAAGCAGAGGATAAAGGTACTGGCGAAGAGGGGAAGGGCGGTGATTCTGATAAAGACAAGACGTTTACACAGGAAGACCTTACTCGCATTGCGGCTACAGAAAAAGCTCAAGGAAGAAAAGCAGCCCTGAAAGACTTAGGTTTTGAGTCTGAAGAAGATGCTAAAAAAGACCTTAAAGCTTATCAGCTTTACAAACAAAGCCTGCAAACAGATAAGGAAAAATCTGACGCTATTGTAAAAGGAGCATTGGATACCGCATCAGCCGAAAAGGCACGTGCAGACAACGTAGAGCAAAAACTAGAAGCAATCACAGCAGGAGCACTACCTACAGCAATTGATGACTTAGTGATAATTGCTAGGGCAAAAATGAGCGACTCAGTAAACTTTAAACAAGCTCTTGAAGAAGTCAAAAAAGTATACCCAAATTTTTTCGGGGAAGAAAACGGTGCTAACAGAGGAACTGGTGGCTCAGGTAACAACCCAAGAACTCCCGCAGGCAAAGGTTCTGTAGAGGGTATTGGAAAACGCTTAGGCCAAGGGAAATCAGCACAATCAGCACAATCAGAGGGTAATAAAAACCCATACTTTTCAAAGAATTAAAGGAGGACTAAAAAATGACAATTTTAAAATCAACCGCAATAACTCCAAAAACTATTTTGTTCTGTAAAGAGCCAATGGTTGGAGTTGGTATCGTTGTAGACGATGCAGCATCCGTCACTGAAGACGGCGTTCTAAAAGTTAAAGCAGGTACGCCACTAGCTGGTGATTTATCCGCAAGAGCTACACCATTTGTAGCAGCAGTTGAAGGTAACGCTGTTGGAGTTTTGCTTCACGACGTAGACGTTACTAACGGTAACGCAAACGGAACGTTGATGATTGAGGGTTATATCAATATTGATAAAGTAGACGCAACAACCCTTGCTTTGAACACCGCTGGCGTAAAAGCCGCAATGGGAAAAGTCACGTTCTTGAAATAGGATAATCCTATATTCTAATACGCAAAATTAAAAGGAGGAAAAATAAATGACAATATTTGATTTAGTAAAATCCCAGGAGTTAACGGCTTATTGGGAAGAAATGGTAAAAGACAGAGCTCCTTATTTGGGAGAAACCCTTTTCCCGAATGACAAAAAATTGGGCTTAGACCTGAAATGGTTGAAGGGTTCAAAAGGACTTCCCGTTGTATTAAGGCTTTCTGCTTTTGACGCAAAGGCAATTCCTAGAGACAGAATTGGTTTTGAAAAGCTAAGTACTGAAATGCCGTTCTTCAAAGAATCCCTTTTGATTGATGAAGAGCAGAGACAGGAGCTTAACAAGGTTCTTGAAACGGGTAATCAGGCTTATATTGATGCTGTTATTAACAGAGTATTCAATGACCAAATCTCATTACTAGAAGGAGCATCCGCTCAAAGAGAAAGAATGAGAATGATGCTACTTACAACTGGTACCATCGTTATGTCTTCAAACGGTCAGGACTACTCTTACGATTATGGAGTTCCAGCAGACCACAAAGTTACCGCTTCCGTATCTTGGAGCACTGTTGCTACCGCTGATATCATCGGTGACATTAAAGATTGGCAGGATACAGCCGAGGACACTTCGGGCACAAGACCTACAAGAGCACTTTGCTCAAGAAAAACTTGGGGCTATATCCTAAACAATGAAGTTATCAAGAAGTCTATGTTTGTGTTGTCCGCTGGAGTTGGTTCAGTTTCTGATGCCAAAATGAAGGCGTACTTGCTAGATGAATTAGACCTTGAAGTTGTTGTTTACAGCAAAAGGTACAAAAATGAAGCTGGAGTCACTACACCGTATGTTGCTGATGACACTTTCGTGTTATTCCCAGATGGTAACCTTGGTAACACTTGGTTTGGTACTACTCCAGAAGAGTCTGACCTTATGGGTTCAGGCGTTGCAAATGTCGTTATCACCGATACAGGCGTTGCCGTTACTTCAATTAAGCAGGCTGACCCTGTAAACGTTGAAACTAAGGTAACGATGATTTCCCTGCCTTCATTTGAAGCCGCAGACCAAATCATAATTGCCGATGTAATAGTATAATAATGGGGGGCTTCAAGCCCCTCTTATTTGTACAAAAAAGGAGGAACCAAAGTGATTAAAATAATTAAAGGTTCTGATTCTCTCACCGTCTCTAAAGGAGCTTTCAAGAGTTTATTCGCTTCTCAGGGTTGGGTTGAAGAAAATGAAGCTGATAAATCTGTTTTAAAGGCAGATAATAAAGCCGATGATACTTTTACCACCGACACCGAGGACGAAGATACAGGGATGGAAGAAAATTCTGAGTACGAGGACGAAGATGAGTCAGATGAAGAGAGCGGTACTGAGCTTAGTGAAATTCCACTAGGTGAAATGACGGTAAAAGAATTAAAAGCTTTTGCAGGCGAGAACGGTATTGACTTAACAGGCTTCAACAATAAAGATGAAATAAAAGCAGAAATCAAAAAGCAACTTGCTTAGGAGGTAGGGTATGACCAGTAAAGAAGCTTTAAAAATTACAATAAGAGAAGCTGAAGTTCCCTACTTTACAGATGAGCAGCTAGACTTTTATCTTGAAAAACACGGTGGCGACGTAAATGCGACCGCTTATGAGTGTTTGATAGTAAAGGCAGAAGACACAACCCTACAAGTAGGAAGTCTATCCCTGCCCGATACTTCAACATACTTTTTGCGACTAGCTAAGCTATATCGTCCCACCAATACTGGTACTTTGATAGGGGGTTAGGCTAATGAATACTGCAAATCTTATACGACAGCTCACTGCTGCTTTGAATAAGAACGGTAGTGATTTTGTATTTAAGAGAGCTCTTTTGAATAGTTACAAAGAACCAACGGGGGAAGCTCCCGTTATTGCTACAATAAAAGGTATATTCTACGCAAGTTCAAGCTATATTACTATTGTAATTGATGGAGCCGCAAAAGTCCCAAACAAACCTACTTCTCAAATTTTAGCAACGTGGGACAGTGCTAAGGCGGTTCAAATTGACGACACTATTGATATAGGAGAAAATGCTTACAAGGTAACTTTTGTAGACAACATTCAAAACTTGAATTTTGCTGGGGATATATCCTTAGAGGTGGTGGTATAATGAGTTTTAAACTTGATATGAGCTCCCTTGAAAAAGGCTTAGGCTCATTTGAGAATAAATCAGATCTAGCTTTTAGGATGTATAGTGAAACGGCAGCCTTGAAGTTGGAAGGTAGAGCCAAACAAGACGCCAGTTGGACAGACCGTTCAGCTGAAGCAAGGCGACGTCTTAAAGGCTCAGTACAACCAATGGCTAAGGGTTATAGAGTAAAGCTATCCCACGGAGTTGACTACGGTGTATGGCTAGAGGTGGCTAACGAAAAAAAGTATGCTATAATTGAGCCTTCAATTAACAAACTATCCCCAGAAATCATG